GCCTACACGGCATCGAGCGACACGATCGCCTGGGCGACGAGCATCGACGGCGGGACGTTCTGACGTATGCCCACGTATCCAATCCAAATCAAGCGCAGCGGAACGGCAGCATCCGCTCCGTCGTCGCTGGCTCACGGCGAGTTAGCACTGAACTACGCCGACAAAGTGCTGTATTTCAAGGACGCCTCGAACGTCATTCAGTCGTTCACGTTCCAGTCATACGCACTCGCGTCGCACAGTCACGCAGCGTCGGACATCACCTCCGGCACGCTGGACGCCGCCCGCCTGCCCCTCGCGACGACGGGTGCCGCCGGTGCGGTGATCGTCGGCACGGGGCTCGGCGTGTCGTCGGGCATAGTCAGCGTGACGTACGGGACGAGCAGCACCTCTGCCTGTCGCGGCGATGACAGTCGGTTGAGCGACACCCGCACGCCGACTGACGGTAGCGTGACGACGGCGAAGATCGCCAACGACGCCGTGACATACGCCAAACTCCAAAACGTGAGCGCCACCGACCGCCTGCTCGGTCGCTCGTCTGCGGGTGCTGGCGACGTGGAGGAGATCACCTGCACGTCGTTCGGTCGTTCTTTGATTTCGTCGGCCGACGCCGCAGCGGCACGCACCACGCTCTCCGTGCAGCCGACGGCGAGTCCTGCCTTCACGGGCAGCGTCGGCATCAACGTGACGCCGACGCAGAAACTGCACGTCCATGAAGGGTCTGGCGCGGACGTGTACGCGCGCATCACTAATACGGACTCTGGTAGCAGTACCGGGCTTCTGCTTGGTCTCAACGGAAACGAAGAGGGCGTGATCCGCGTTGAGGTCAACAAGCCGCTCTACATCGACACAAACAACACCACCCGCCTCACCATCTCCTCCACCGGCACCGCCACGTTTGCTGGGCAGATACTCGCGGATGACCTCACCACATCGAACAGCGTCGTCTATGCGTTCGACGGCGATACAAACACAGGAGTCGGACGGGGTGGGGCCGACATTCTGACGTTCGTCACCAACGGCACCGAGCGGGTGCGGGTGGATGCGTCGGGGAATGTTGTCCTGACTGGCAATAAATCATTGATTTCCCGTGGCGCAAGTGGCGTTTCAACAAATAGCGCCATCGGCGAAGGGGCGCTCAGCGCCAACACCACTGGATCAAGCAATGCGGCGAGCGGGTACAACTCGCTGAATGCCAACACATCTGGCAGCAGCAACGCAGCGAATGGCTTCAATGCTCTCGCAAGTAACACCACCGGTTCTGGCAACACTGCGAACGGCGCTTCCGCTCTCTACAGCAACACCACTGGCTCATATAACACGGCAGCCGGAAACGACGCTCTCTATAGCGGCACCACGTACAGCAACGTGACGGGATTGGGCTATAACGCGCAGGTGTCCGCCAGCAATCAAGTGCAACTGGGCGACAGCGCAACCACCACCTACGCCTACGGCAGCGTTCAGAATCGTTCGGACAGTCGCGACAAAACCGACATACGCGACACATCGCTCGGTCTGGATTTTGTCCTTGCGCTACGTCCAGTGGATTTCCGCTGGGATATGCGAGAGGACTATAGGGTGCCTCCACCAGCACAGCCACCTGCGGACGCTACGCCTTCTCAATTGGCTCAGTACCGTGAGGCTCACATCCAGTGGCTGGAGGACACGCGACTCGGCGCGATCACGCATGACGGCACACACGCACGCGCCAGATATCATCATGGCTTGATTGCGCAAGAGGTGCGCGAGGTAATGTCCGCGCAGGGCGTGGACTTTGGCGGTTTTCAAGACCACGCGATCAATGGCGGCGACGACGTACTGAGCATCGGATACCAAGAGTTGATCGCGCCGATGATCAAGTGCATTCAAACTCTGCACGCACGCATCGCCGCACTAGAGGAGCGACTGAGCCATGCCTGACATCCCCACGCTGTACGCAAGTGAACCGCTGGCTATCAGTGCCACGTACGACCGCCTGTGGGTCCGCGAGATCGTCGTCTCCAGCGTGACAGGCGGCGAAGCAGAGGCCCGCGTGACCCTCGTCCGATTCCGCTCCACCGAGACCGGCGTGGAGGAGGCACCGGCCGAGCCGATCCGGCTCCACGTCCGCGACCTGCTCGCGGGAGCCGACAGCGATCCCGACCTCGCGGCGGCGGTTGGGGCGCTCATGGCGTATGTCGGCAAGGTGGGCATTGAGCAGGGCGTCATCGCGGCGGGCGAGTGAATGGTCGTCCTGTCGTCGATCCTGCGTCGCGAAGAACCGCAGCGTGAGCGACGCGAGCGGGTGCCGCTACCCGGCGAGCTCGCCGTCGTCTGCGTGTTCTGGAACCCGGCTGGCTGGAAGTCGCTGCGGCGGAACTACCTCCGGTTCCTCCACGAGATGAAGTGGTGGGGCGTGCCGACGTTCGCCGTGGAACTCGCCTACGAAGGGCAGGCGTTCACGTGCGACGACGCGTGGCTCAAGGTCCGGGGCGGCGACCGGAACGTCCTCTGGCAGAAGGAGCGGCTCATCAACCTCGCGGTCGAGAGACTGCCGGATCGGTTCGACAAGGTGGCTTGGATCGACGCCGACATGATCTTACTCGACCACCAGTGGCCCGAGCGGCTGTGCCGAACGCTCGAAGAGTGGCCCGTGGTGCAGTGCTGGAACGAGTGGCACTGCGCCGGTCCTGACGGGCAGATCGAGAGCAAGAAACTCTGCGTCGGGCATCGCTGCGAGCGATACTTGAGCGAGCAGAACTGCTGCCCTGGCGGTGCGTGGGCGGCACGACGCGACATCTGGCCGCTCTACGATCGGCACATCGTCGGCAGCGGCGACTCGATGATGGTCGAGGGATGGACGAACCACCAAGTGAAGCGGTGCCTGCGCATCATGAACGAGCCGATGGCACGGCACTTCCGCGAGTGGTCTGAAGTGGCGTACGCGAAGGTCAAAGGGGAGGTCGCGTGCCTGCCCGGTGACGCGATGCACCTGCACCACGGGAGCCTCGCTGACCGCCAGTACCACTCCCGGTGGTATCCCGTCGTCAACGGCGGCTATGACCCGGCGACGCACGTGGAGGTGGACGAGAACGGGCTCCTGCGATGGACCGACTCGGCACCCGAGACGCTCGTCGAGTGGGTGCGGGGCTACTTCGCCAGCCGCAATGAGGACGGCTGAGTTGACACGTCCCGCACCATGCGGGCATGGACATCTCAACCAAGCGAATCCTCGTCACGGGCGGTGCCGGATTTCTCGGCAAGGCCGTCTGCCGCGTGCTGCACAGTCGCGGATGCCGTCACGTGATCGTGCCTCGCCGGGTCGCGTGCGACCTGACCAGCGAGGAGGACACGATCGACCTGTTTGACGACCACCGGCCCGAAGTCGTTCTGCACCTCGCGGCCGAGGTCGGCGGCATCGGCGCGAACATGAAGACGCCGGGAAGGTTCACCTACGCCAATCTCGCGATGGGGCTGCACGTGATCGAGCAGTGCCGACGGTTCGAGGTCGAGAAGGTCGTCGTCGTCGGGACGGTGTGCAGTTATCCGCTCAACCCGCCCGTGCCGTTCGTCGAATCGGACTTGTGGAACGGCTACCCCGAGCCGACGAACGCCGGGTACGGCGTGGCGAAGCGAGCGGTCTACGAACTACTTCGGCAGTACCACAAGCAGTATTCCCTACCGGGCGCTGTAGTGATTCCGACCAATCTGTACGGGCCGCACGACAACTTTGACCCAGCATCGTCGCACGTCATCCCGGCGATGATCCGGCGATTCTGCCGAACCGATCCCGTCACGCTCTGGGGAACGGGCTGTGCGAGCCGGGAGTTCCTGCACGTCGATGACGCTGCTGAGGGAATCGTGCGAGCAGCGGAGACGGTGACGACACCCGACCCGATCAACCTGGGCGGTGGCGGCGAGGTGCAGATGCGGAAACTCGCCGAGATGATCGCCGGTGAGTGCGGCTACATGGGCGAGATTCGATGGGACTCCTCGAAGCCAGACGGTCAGCCGAGACGTGCGGTCGATGCCACGCGAGCCCGCGAGATCCTCGGGTGGACGCCGAGAGTCAGCCTACAGAACGGGATCGCCGAGACGGTCTCGTGGTGGAGGGATCAATGCGCGTCGCTCTGATCACCGGCATCACCGGGCAGGATGGCTCCTACCTCGCCGAGCTCCTGCTCGCGAAGGGCTACATCGTCCACGGGATCGTGCGACGGTCCAGCACGTTCAGCACGCAGCGGATCGAGCACATCTTCCACCGGCTGAACCTCCACTACGGCGACGTGACCGACGGCGGTGCGATGGCACGGCTTGTCGCCGAGATCGAGCCCGACGAGCTCTACAACCTCGCGGCGCAGAGTCACGTGCGGGTGTCGTTCGACCAGCCCGCGTACACGGCGGAAGCGGTCGGGCTCGGTGCGCTCAACGTCCTCGAAGCCGCCCGCGTCGTGCCGGGATGCCGCGTCTACCAGGCGTCCTCCTCCGAGATGTACGGGCAGGTCGCCGAGACGCCGCAGCGGGAGACGACGCTGTTTCGCCCACGGTCGCCGTACGGCGTGGCGAAGGTCTACGCTCACTGGATCACGGTGAACTACCGCGAGAGCTACGGGATGCACGCCTCGTGCGGCATACTGTTCAACCACGAGAGCCCGAGGCGGGGCGAGACGTTCGTCACCCGCAAGATCACGCGGGCAGCGGCACGGATCGCCAGCGGCATCCCCGAGACGCTCTACCTGGGCAACCTCGAAGCCCGGCGGGATTGGGGCCACGCAGCGGACTACGTGGAGGCGATGTGGCTCATGCTGCAAGAGGACGACCCGGACGACTACGTCATCGCGACCGGCGAGACGCACAGCGTGCGGGAGTTCTGCGAGCGAGCGTTCGCCCACGTGGGGCTGGACTACCGAGACCACGTGGAGATCGACCCGAGGTACTACCGACCGGCCGAGGTTGACCTGCTACAGGGCGACGCGAGCAAGGCACG